ATTTTTTATTTTTTCTGATTTTTTCTGATTTTTTATTTTTTCTACAACATTACCCGACAGTATTAAACTCGTTTGTTAGGTCGATGACGACACTATTGTCAAACGGGTAGTTTGTAGTCATTGGGAAATTATGGTCGGGTGACATTGGCATTTCGCTTGAAGTGTAGTGAGGCGGAGTCTGAATCAGTGAGTATTCACTCTCATTATCGCTATCACTAATCAATTCGGGTAGCGATGAAGAATCCGTATCCGTATCATCATCGCTTGCATTCACTAGAGATGGCATCGAGTCGTGTGTATCTGAATCCTCTGAAATCATGGCCGATTGCTCTGCGATCTCCGTCATTGTTGGTGGCTCATCGTCGTTATTCACCCATTCGGGGTGAGCCTCGCTCATTCCGTTCTCCATTGCGTGTGCCCAAAGCGGAGCGAGCTGATGGTTGTAGCAGTTCATCTGTGTAAATACTAGATTGTTCCAATATATCATATTAGTTTGGATTTGCGAAACCTGCTCCTCCAATTCGCAAATCCGCTCTTGGAGGGCGACCTGTGACTGCGATACAACCTCAGTTTCCGTGAGAGGATTATTGTTCTTCAACAGAATCCAGTACCACGGTTCGTCGTATACGAGCCTCGCACTGCGCTCCGAGTCGTAAATGCGCTCTTGGATATTACGCGTACACGCATTATCATCCCAGTTGTCGAAATGTAGGAACGCTTGGTAATACTTTACGCCCATACCGCTCTGTTTTTCCACAAAATCCACGCGATTGATTGTGCCAATATCAAGCGCCTTGAATTTATCGACAATCATATCTTGGCTCGCCCACTCAGGAACGATGCGCGGAATGAAGAGCGAAAGCTTGTTGTTAAATGTCATACCAGTAGTCATTGTTGTTTAATTGTCATATTTCAAATGTCATATATTCATTTCAATTTTTTTTAAATTACTATGATAATAGCGAATCCTAATATACGATTTTATACGATATGACTTCATTTAAAAATTATTTATTCTCATATATCGTATGCATATCAAGATTTACATCGTAGGCACATGCGAGTTCTCCCTTATATACGAGGTCAATCGCTTCGCTCGGTGGGATGAGTATTAGATTCTCAATGAAGTGAATCCTGTTATTAGGACGACTTTTACTAATAATATAATCAAAATCCTTCGTAAATTTATAAAGGTCACTACTGAAAATAGCGTCACGACATTTATAGCGTTTATCATTGACATCGCACCCGTCCATAAGAAAAGGAATATAACACGATGCGATAAGACAATCAATTAATTCCTCTTTATTTTCCCACTGAATCACCATCTTACATTTACTACTATTGTTTGTAGCGCACAATATTATCCCGAGGCGACCATTGGCAGTCTCGTGAATGTTGTCGGGTAGGCATTGCACCATCGTATTGCGTATGAGCGGTTCGAGAGCACAAATATTACAACAATGCGACGTCGCAAATATTAACTCCATAACAATGTGCGTGTTAATGTCGGGGACAAGAAGAAGCACCGCAACTAAACTACCCGCGCTGTAGCCAGCAATAAATTTCGGAGAAATCTGTCTGAGCAGTTGTTTTCCGTAACCGAATGAATACCAAAAAGCTGGAAACCCCCCACCCTCAATGAGCAATTTTTCTATTCGCTTATTATTTATTTCAGGCATAATAATATATATATAGAATTATACATATATATTATTACATATATATATTATGTCCAGTTCGGGTGAGAGAACAAGAAAGAAGGCATCCCAAGCAATGTATAACGAACTAGCAAGCAACGTGCGGAACAACCATAGTGTCGCACCAATTAAAAACAATGGCTACACATATAATTCTATGGGCATAACAAAATATTCCGAGGCCACCACTAATAGTAATCAGACCGCAATTTCTAAGTATAGCAGCTACGCAGAGAGAATGGAGCTGAAGCGAGGTAAACAATTCTCTAACAGCGCGATTAATGGAACCGAGAACCTTAAATATGATATTAGAGCGGGAAATCTATTACAAGTACAATACAAACAAGATGATGTATATCATGCTCCGATAATCGCTACTGGTGATTTAGATAGTGAGGACGGTAAGATAATGCAATCTGACCTTATACCATACGGCGAAACACTAACTTATCCGGGATTCATAACGGATTATAGTAATTCAATATTTAAAACAACGGGAATAGGCGGGTCCTCAAACCAACAGCAGGCCTGGGTGAGAAACCTTACGTCCATTCAACATACCGGGTCCCACCATTGGAATAAGTTGAACGCCGACGAACAAATGACGGGGTTTTCGCTAACATCGCCTATCCAATTGTGGTCGGCGTTTGACCTGAACATTACGGTGAATCCAACCGATGTGAGCGGATACATCTTTAATGGAACCCACCGCAAAGGGATTATTAAAGGCGCTGTTAATCCTACTTTATATTATGAAATACACGATCACATTAATTTTAATCTTGATGTGGGTGAGACGCACACAATGTATATTAATACCGCAGATGTGAGCGGTTCTGCCAATAAGTTAACCAGTTCGGATATCGATAATAACGAGGGTATATACAATGAAAAAATTTCATGGAATCCAAAGTCCGAAGGGGTATTTTACTACGATTGTAGCAACCACCACACTGTTATGGGAGGCAAAATAGTGATAGGCGGTGGTGATGGCGGTGGCGGTGATGGCGGTGGCGGTGGTGGTTATTAATCAGATTTTTTTCTTAATACAGCTTAACAAATTCCATCGTCAACGACCAATCCATATTGTTCAAATCGATAATTCGTCCATACTCATCAAATAACTTAATGGTTAGTTTGTCTATATTTACCGCGTTATAATACTCGCGCGGCGTTCGTCTGTGGGTAATGAACCCCGTCTCTCGAGAGGTGAGGTCGTGTCCCAATTTAATAGGCGCTAGGCAGATGCGCGTCATTATCTTCTTGTCTATAATGTGGTCATTGAACGCTACGATGAGTGGCGGATGGCCGTTGTTCTGATATTCCTCTATAGAAAGATACCCATAGCGAATGGAGCTTATGAAGCCAACCCCCTCCGATACCGCCGAAATGGGCGTGGATACCGTGACCGGCGAGACAGCACCCATCACATACTCCGCCACTCGAAATCCCAGCGCCCACCCTAACCGCATCTGGATGTTCGTGTTCGTGTCCAAATTACCGTCGTTGTCCACATTAAATCGCAATCGCGATATTCGCTTCGCGTTAACACCCACATTAGTAGTTATTTGACTAGCGAATACCGATTTTCCATTTATATTATTTATTTTGAACCTTATATCGTTAACGTCATCATCGCTGTAGCTGCTGTTAAGACCGTCACCAATTGCTGGGGCGGCAAAACTGAAAAAACGCCCGCTCTCGTCAACGGCACCCGGCGAAGCCAACATAATAGCGTCATTCATGCTTATTTCGGTGAGGGTTTTGGTAGACATCCAGGAGCGTGTGTCGTAATTGCCGTCGGACAACCGAACGCGCCACGCACACCGCACCGGCTTAAACCCCACGATAGCCTCGCCCGAAGCGCCGACGTAGGCAAGGTCCGCTATCCGCGCCCCAGCATAATTCACCGCCGCGTCGCTGAGAATTACCATGGTGCTATTTCCGCGATTATTTGATATGGAGTAAAACGTCATTGGCATCTCAATGGCAATTATTGACATCTGTATCACGTTATTTTGTCTCTCGGGCATATTGAATGTGTAGTCGGTGGAGAGAGTCGCGTAGTAATTGTCGCGGTGTCGCGAGTCAATGCTAATCGCCTGTTTAATTGTCTGCGCCTTCGTTTTATTTCCGTAAAATCCAACAGGTAAAGGGTCGTAGAGCCGTTTATAATCCATCGCATACTCGCTAGAGGGGCTCGACGCATCCTCTCGTATCCCAGCCTTATCAACAACGTTAGACGCCGCCTCTTTACCCATACTAACAAATCCCTCCTTCACTGCGGATTTATCGCCGTCAATTTGACGGTATCCAATAAATGACTCAGGTTGAGCACCAGCACCAGCACCAGCACCACTATTTGTTATTTTATTTAACGGCGCCGTTATCACCTTTATCACTTCTACTGAATTTATATCTGGTTCATCATATAGTTCAAACATAGTTAAATATAACAGCAATTCATCTTGTTCATCATCGGAATAATTTGTAGTAAGTTCCTCATATATATTTATAATCGCAGTAATGTAATCTTTAAAAATTATTTCATCGGGATTGTCTATAGGATAGGTTGTGGACAAATTATTACTCCGAACGTGAGGAGGTAACACTTTTTTTTGATATATATCTCCTAGATATACCAAAACATTTAACCCGAATAATCTTTGCGCCTCCGTAGAATTTGCACCACAGAGAAAAAGTTTTTGTCTAGCATCAGTTATACTGGCATTGGCTTGACTTAATAGTCCGCTATTGTTAGAACTGCTCGCTTTTGTAACACACTTAATAAATTTATTTAATTCATAGCGCGAAGCATTTTCAATAGATATAAATGTCGTATACGGATAAATACTATTATTATATTCTTGAATATAAGTATTTTCATTCAGGAATCCATCATAATAATCGCCCATTTACTATATATATGTGTTTTTACAAATCCTTTTAATCCTTTTTATCTGATTCATCCATTAACATTACCGCCATTGCCGCGTAATTGTGGAGGTCAATGAGCGTGTCTCTTAATTTCTCGTCGGCAACCAGCGCAATCCCCGTCTTGTCGATTGACTGGAGGCGCTGAATTTTATCACCAAGTCTAACCAACACCCCCACCGGACCATATGTCGCGAATGCGTCTCCATAATCCTTATTTTTTTTCACGAACAGCGCTCGCGCCTCACTTTGTACACGGTCTAGTTGGTTAACACGGTCTGCCATTTACATTGATATAAATTTTATTGTTTATATCAATTTTATTAGCGAAATATTGGCGGTTACTTACAGCTTCCACAGGATTCCGATTTAGCCAACCCATACAAGTCCATAACTAGCGCCGCCTTGCGAAAGTTAGAGGAGACCATAAGCCCCGACCGGACCGTAACGCCGCTCCCGCTCGCAATCCCGCTCCCGCTCCCGCTGCCGCTCTTTGCCGGTCCTTGCTGATACCCCGACGTCATTATCATCCCCATTTTACCACTCATCTAATATAATAGCACATTTAAACGGGGCATATTGCGTTACAATCCGACGTCGCGTTCGCAATCATTCCATACGTTCTCGTTTTGTTTCCGTAGGTCGGAGTCGTAACCGTGGTCTGGGTTAGAAGGTTGCCCCCTTTTTTTCTTGCTAAATATCTGTCATACGAGTTGTGTTTAACCGCCACCGTTCCTGCCGCGTCCGTCGTCCCCGCGACTACCAACGATGAAAGGTTCATCGCGTAGCTCGACGCGGGCGCTCTCACCTGATTCCACATACGCTTCTGTTTCATGTCTTCGGGTTCCTTCATCGATTTGGAAATCGGTCCCGGTCTGCTTACTATATATTCAACACCAGAGCAATCACAGCTGTAATTAACATAAGTAGTCATTCTATATAAAATTGATTATATTATTATAATTAGATAGCATTTATTAAATGAATTACTCTTGCGATTATTGTAATAAAAAATATAAACGCAAATACCATTTCGACCGCCATGTCCTCGCTTGTCGTGTTATCTCAATGTCAACCGGAGACCTCGAGATAAAGTGTCAAGAAAGCGCCGATATATTCACACCTGAACAGACGTCAAAGCTGATACAAGAACTATACAAGAGAGTTAATGCGGCGGAGACACGTCTCAAACAAATAAGTGTTGCGGAGAGAAAGAAAATAAACATCCTCGCTTGGCTCAACGAGAACGAGACCACGCCCCAACTTACATTTGACCAATGGCTAAATATCATTGAAATAGACGAGAGTGCGCTCCGATTAATATTTGACAACGACTATATCGAGGGTCTGCTGCTCATTCTAGAACCGCATCTCTCGGAGGATAATATTCCCGTTAAATCGTTTGACAGGAAGACGAACCAACTATATATTTATACCGATAAGTGGATCATCGCCTCGTCGCACGATTTCAATGGATTCCTAGGAAAGATGTCGAAGAAAATAATGACGCGCGGGTTGGGGTGGAATAACGAAAACTGTAATAGGGGTGACGATTTCGCCACTAATATGCCGATATACATTAAAAAATTAAACGGTGGAAATTTCAAAAAAGAAAGAATTTCCGCCGCGATTCGCAAAGGGATATATGAAAAGATAAAAGTAGAAATTCAAAACGTGGTTGAGTGCGAGTTTGTCTAATCGCGAGTGTTAAGCGACCACGCGTGAACGTGTTTATCTATGATTATCTCCTCGTTAAAATTCCACAAATCTGTCTGAATATTTTTTAAATAATCAATTATATACGGTTCTCCTGTCAACATAAGATTGCTCGGATTATACTCGGGAGAAATGTCCACTATCAGGATTTTTTCTATCGCGATGCTCTTCAGTATCTCAATGATGTTCAATCGCGATTCTTGCGGCACCTCGTGAAACAAAAACATCATCGTGACAATATCGTATTGCTTGTCCGGAATCCACTCCTCGATGTGACCTTGTTCAAAGTCTTTGTCAGGGAATATCGCCCTCGCAGTAGTGAGCATCTCTTTGCTCACGTCGAGTCCCTTGCTTCCCGCGACACCGGACGTCGAGAAGCCGGTCCCACAACCAACGTCCAGAATGGTCTTGTCGGCACCCTCGCTATCCACGATTTCTTTTCGGAGGTTTCGTCCATAAATCGCAGTGTCCGTATATAGTGTGAAGATTGGCGCAATAAGCGAGTGTACAGAACCCATTGCTCCGTGGTTTCCAAAGGTATGGATGCGCGGATCGTACGGATAAAGACGCGGGTTCCACGCACTACAGAAACTTAGCGATAAAAAAATATACATAATTTTATTAATACGGCTCATCATTTGTTATATATATTCTTATATATTTATATGTATTTGTAAATTAGTCAATTGGACACAGACAACATCTCGAGTGGTGTCACAACAGTGACGCCCATTTCAGTCGCCTTTTCCACCTTCGTATTTGTAAAACCCTTCTCCTTTACGATTACATAATCGGTTTTCTTAGTAACGACCGAAGACTCCTTCGCCCCGTATTTTTTTAATTTATCTGATAAGACCGAGTCTCTGAATCCAGTTATTACATATTTTTTACCGTAAAGCGGGTGCGACGCATCCTTCACCCCGACACTCATCTCATCCACTTTATATTCCATGTCGGCCTCGCGCAACCATTCGTGGAACGCAGGCAGGAACTGAACGAATTTCTTGGATGATTTATCAGCCATTCCGTTAATCAGTTTTACGCGGTCTATTTTTTCCTCGTCCGAAAATTTCCCCGTTATTATTGTTGGCTCCTCCTCCAATATAAGCTGAAATCGTTTCACGGCGAACCCGCGACCGAATATATTGGTCGCCTGCATCAATTCGGCCAACGTTGCCCGTTTGAGTCCCGCCTCGATTCCGCCTTTGATTTTGGTGGAGAGTTTGTCTTTGAACCCGTCTATGGAGAGGAAGTCTTCTTGGGTCATTTTGATGATTTTCGGAATCGTATCAAATCCCGCATCTATGATGCGCTTCGCGTTTCCACCACTCAATCCCTCTACACCGAGAACGCGGAAGAATCCTGTAATTGTTTTGATTCTTACGACGTCGTCGTCATCCTTGTTTTCCAACATTATATCCACATTCGTTTCGTTCCACACATAGGGCTGTGTAGGCATTTTCGGTGACGCGGCAGGCTGAATCACATCCGTAATATGAGGTATGACATCGCCAGACCGAATCAAAGTAATCAACGCACCAACACCTATGCTATTGTCTTTTATGAATTTTCCGTTGAAACCGGTGGCGTATGAAATAGTGACGCCACCGAGCACAATCGGGTCAATCTGGACGCGCGGTTTCAAGTAGCCATCTTTGCTCGGAGTCCACAGGACATCCAGAACCTTGGCCTCGGCCTTCTGGTCGGAGAGCACCATCTTGAACGCGAACGCGTGGTCGGGGTTGCCAGTCTCGCGGTCGTATACCTTATCGTCGATACAGATGACGCCGTCAATCTCGTAGCGGTACTCTTTGCGCCACTTGACCAGGAGATCAGAGAGCACCGTATTTGTCACGTCGTCGTGTGTCTCATTTTCCACCATTATTACGCTTTCACCAAGATGCGCCATTTGTTTAGAAGGGCTCAATATCGGCTTAATCACCTCGTAGACCACGAAATCAATGTCGGCGAATTTTTCACCGTCTATTTTCTTCTGATTTACGGCTCCGGCAACAAAGTTGCGAGGGTTCGCAAAGTTCGCCTTGTATTTCTCTGCGAATACCGATTTGTCAATTATGAATTCGCCGCGTATCACGAGCCCCTTTTCCTCGGGGAGTTTCATATACGGAATAAGGTGGGAGACGTCCTGCCCTATTTTACCATTTCCGCGCGTGTAAAGCTTCGGTGCCACACCTTCAGTTGAATAGAGACCACTCACTCCGTCCAATTTACACGATAGCACGTATGGGCCGTCATATTTTTGTTTCCATGTCTCCAGTGCTTTCGTATCCGGTTTAATTTTGTCCATCGACCACATCTCATACGGAAGTGTTACCTTCAGCTTATCAATCGCGCATTTGGTGTGCCCCTCTAGCGCAGCTTCGTTATTCGGAAATAAGGAAAGCGTCGTCTCTTGTAGAATATCATATTCATTATCGCTCATTATAGGTTTTGTGTCGCAGTAATACGCGTTGTTTGCCTTGCGTATCATATCACCGAGCTCCTCCTCGGACATGACTTTCAGTGCGCCGATACCCTCTGTTCTGAATATCTCAATGTTATTGACGCGTTTATTTTTTATAGTTTTATTTATTTTATTATTTATTTTATTATTTATTTTATTATCTAATTTAAGTTTCTTTTTGGGTAGCACTACATTTGTTGTAGACTTCCGCATTGTAATGGACCGGCTATCGATGCGTTTGTCGGGCTCTACATATTCCATCCCCATATATTTGAAGATATCGTCCTCGCTCTGAAACGTGTGATCCACCTTTGTAGTTTTCTTGCCACTCGCCATGTGATACAATCCATGCTCGTTCAAGCTGTAGCCCAACTTAAGAGCGCGATGGCGTTGCGCCGTATTGAAGTTCTTGCTCCCTGTGAAGTATAATATGGCAAACGGGTATTCGTCTGGTGGCGCGTAGAGAAAGTCCACGCGCCGCGCCGGTTTGTTGGGCAGCTTCGTAACAGTGAGACTCTTGGTCTTTCCGCGACTGAGCACCTCGATTATTATTTTCTTCGCAATGAGCCCATCGATAAAGTCCTCAAATGCCGCGCGGTCGTTCGCAACATTAGAGACGATAATATCAATATCGCCCGACGTTTTCGCTTGTCTTCGGTAGGACCCCACAATGCTAAAGGATGACTCGGATGGCGCTACCTCTGCGAATATTTTATCCATCTCTGTCTTATATACATCGATTTCGGAACGAGGAATTCGCTTTTCGATATCATCGAAATACCGCAACCCAATCTTCATCGCCGTCGTCAGGTCGTCACGAGAACGCAGTCCCTCGACAGTGGTCACGCCTTTCTCGACGAACTCGCGAGCCTTCTTTGGTCCAATGCCATATACCTTTGCGAGCTGATTTGCTGGATTGTTGCGCTCTTCTTCCAAGAGCTTTATCTTGCCAGTTTCGACATACTCGTTAAGTTTACTAATAACCGTGGGGCCTATTTTGGGTGTACCCGTCAAATCACCAGCGCTATGTATATCTTTCTCGTAGTTTATAATCGATTCGCTCGCGCTGCGGTATGCTTTGGCTCTGAACGGTTCGCCTTTTTTTAACATAATATCCTCCAACTCATTAAGAACGTTAATGAACTCTTCGTTGTATCGTTTCATTCTTTTAGAAGGCGGTGATTTCTTTATATCATCATCAAATTTTAGTTTTCTTTTCAATTTTCTTTTATGCTTTATTGTTTTATGGTGTGGTTTAGTATAACCATCATCACAATAGCCATATGTAACCAACGTCCTGGTTTTGGGATTAATGGACGTAGCACATATTTCTCCACGCTCCGTCTTGTAACACGCGTCATGATTCGTCCACTTGTATTTGTATGGGAATATACATTCACCATCCATAACCCTTTTATTTTTTTCTATTTTACCGTGTTTATTTTCTTTTGTCGCCTTCATATACATTACCAAAATAATTATCTAAAAAGGATTTGTCTGTTTTCTTCAGACCTTTATCGTAATAATCGTCAATATACTTCCGGAATGTCGTTGTTTTCTTAATAGAACCTTTTGAATATTCATACACTGGAATATTTTTTTTATCCAACATTATAAATAAAAAATATATAATATTTATATTATGACTTTATTCAGCGAATCTAAATCTAATAGTGTAGTCGCTAAGTATGACGGAGATAAATTAGACATATTTGCTATGAACGATGATGGTGAAAACAAAAAAATATATATCACTCAGTTAACTGCCGGTGATATTATGGATATGATCGCTCGTCCTGCCAATTCGAACTCTTTGGATAAACGTCTTAGTAAAGATTTTGGACCACAACCCCGCACCAGATACCCTAAAAAACTTCAAGAGTCTCTAAAAATAAACGATATGATATCATCCGTTCCTTCGAGCAGGTGTAAGCAGACCAAACGCAAAAAGAAAAGACCGAAGATAACCTCCAGAACGCGCAATAAACGCAGGAAAAGAAAGACACGAAATACCAGACGAAATATTCGGAAGGTAAGCCCGTCCAAAACAATGAGATACACACCTTATCCCTCATCATCCGATAGCATTACCAAAGTCCCGTCGTCTGTTTCTAATAAAACCGTTCCGGTTGATAGATTGTCTGAACAGATGCCCGAAACTATTCGCAAGTTAATATCCAACGCCTCACGCGATAATAACACTAGTTCGCCATTACAAGACCCTTAATTATTATATTATTATAATGAATTTAGTGTCATATAATATTTAAAATACATACTTATATGAATGAAACACAATAATTATTATTTTAAATACTAGATATGTAGTTAGTAATGTATTAGTTTTATACAATACTTTTGAATATTATTTATATATATATGTCCGACTCATGGAAAAAAGGTAACACAAAGAAACCAATAATAAATGCAACTAAAATATTTACCAATAAATTAGTATTAAACCGTGGAGTATTCTCAAAAGATTTACTGGATTTCAGTTCCAACGATATTTCTATGGATTTAGTAGATGATGTAATTGTAGACAACGTCAAATCACTAAATACATCTGAAACAATTAAAACAGCTATATTGAAATGTAATACGATAGACATGAAGTCATCTCAAGATGACATCAGCTATATTGAATTTAATAATAATATTGTAACTAGAAGAACCGGTGGTATATTTAACTTACACGGAACGGATATATCATCTAACACTGTAAAAATATCCGACATATCTCTCGGCAATATACGTGCGATAGCCAATGATGAAATAATTTTCGCAAGTGATGTTTCATTTACTAAGTATGTATATGTAAACAATATCGATGCTAGTTTTATCGATGCTAGTTTTATCGATAATTATACCAACATACATTCGAGTGTGAGTATTAATAAAAAATTAAACATCAATAGGCTAATATGCGATAGCATTGAATCAACAGTTAATGATTTCTTAACTATTGAGAATGATATATCTGTAAACAAATGTATAATTGTGAATGATATTTCATTAATAGGAAATGCCAAAGCGGACAAATTGATAGTGAATGATATCTCATCATCCGATAAAATAGTAATAAATTCGGATTTATCATTCAATGCGGATTTATTCATAACAGATTTATCATTGGATAAAATATATTCGTTAAACACAAACAAAATCACATTTAAAGATGTTAGTATTAATGGAAACTTAACAATCGGTAGCATTATGAACATTGGAGGATATATCGGGGCCCTAGATAGTAGCCATATAGATATCGAAGGAGATTTAGTATTTAATAATGGATTAAAAATCGGTACATTAAAAACTGATAAAATTAGTCACACCGAACAAAATACCATCATATTCGATGGTGATGTAAAAATAACTGGAGGAATATATGGTAAAATGCCTTATATCTATGGAGCATCCCCTGTTATCAGTTTTTCAGAAATTATGAATCATTCTAACAAGAAGGTCGGTGGTATGTTTATATTAATTCCTGAAAATAAAAAACTCACTGATTCAAGCTTGCGTGATTTCAGTGAAGGTGACATTTCTTATGTACGCCCCGATAACCCTCCAATAACATTATATGTCCGGAAAGAGGGTTCAAATGTCGTGAAGGTATCCACGTTAAATCAGGATGTCTCGTGGAATTCGGTTAAAATTAGAAATAAGATTCAGTATATTAACAACGATATTTGTTATGGTTTATACAAAGATAACTCCAACGAAATATGGAGCGAAGTAGATGCCAATACTACCAACGACCTGTCATACACGTTCGATATTAGTATGAGCAGTATAACTGGTATAAAGAATGGAGTTAGAAACGATGATAGTTTTAATCGCATCTATTATTTTGATTTATCTGCTAACGATCCAGAAGGATTTGACGTATCCTATTTAGTTGCGTCTATTCACGATGGCACAGGCAATGATGGAGGTATAGATTTTTCATCTATTGAGTTGGAAAGATATTCTTTGCAAGAAATAGACGATACCTCTAGAACGCGCGTGCGGATAATGACACCATACAATATTACTTCTAATACCACACCACCAGATTTATCTTTTAATGTAGCTGCACACGATAATGTTAATTTTGTTATTAAATCAATATATCTAAACGTTGATGGAACAGTTAAACCGCGCGAGCCTTCGTGGAATGAAATACGGGTAGAAACCTATGACATATGTATAAATAGCCATGCGCGGGATTATATAGACCAGTCGTGGAACGATTCGTCTTCAAACAATCCAATAAGTACCGCAGATACGAGGGACGCATCTACGTATGCCTTCGATATTAGTTTGAATGCCTTTTTCGGAATCAACAAACAGACATTGAACTACGAGTTCGATTTGTCGGCCGTATTCCCAGAAACAGATTTAGATTTATCGTATAATATCGAATTTAACCCGGTTAGCGAAAATGGGGACAACTATAATATTAAAACGATAGAATTATCAGGAAATCGTATAATATTAACTAGCAATATTGAGGATATTAGTAACATTGGAGATGCCGAAAAAACTGATTACATTCAGCGAATGAGTATAGTTCACACGGAATTTAATGACATATCGGTGAATATAGTCGCTCATAATTATTATCAATACAATGCTAATGGCGATGCCAGCTTTGATTTTAGCGCGGCCAAACAGGACGGCTATGGGGAGGCGACTATACCGAGTGGCTATGAGGATGTTAGATATTCAAAGGACGCTTCGCGAAATATACTGTTGCGTGTTGTAGACGTTATTCAAAATAAACCGCCCGAATGGGAAAGAATTCAAAATATAAGCATAAAATACGATGAAATTGGAACGTGGGATGCCAGTTTTTATAGCGATTATAGTTTTAATTACGATTTCGATGATATATCGGCATCGCGCACAACCATTGAGAATAATCCCGACATCTCAAAATCATTCATTTATTATATATGGGATACTTCTACGTCGCTCGCCACCGACCTAAAACCTTTACAATATAAAATAGACTTGTCGGCGTTGGACCCTGAAGGATTTACCGTTGATTTTAGCTATTTTAGCTATATACCAATAGTAGACAATAAATACGATGTAAGAATAGATACGAATCAGTTAATTATAACTACGCCCGGAAAACAAGACCCGTTAACGAATGATTTGTCGCTGGTAATATGGCCGCAAGATGGAGGGACGTTGTCGGACGGCAGCTATTCGGATATATCTAAAAATTTGATATTTCATCCATTTTTATATAAATTCACCGAATTTACGTTTACAAATTGTGACGCTTCGGGTCGCGAAGGGCCGTCGCTTAGCAGGTGTCACGACTGGTATGATAATCGGTATGCCAATAGTCTAGAACCTAATCAAGCTTATATTGCGCACAAAGATGAATATTCGCTAACTAAATGGTGGAATAATAACCTATTTTTTAATATGGACACGTCTGGTATACAATTATGGACGGTTCCCGCCACTGGATTATATGATGTAACTGTCGCCGGCGCGGGCGGTGGACGTAGTGGTGGCACGGGAAGTGTAGGGAGCGGATTGGTAATGGATTTTAGTTATAACTTTGTAAAGGGCGATAGATATATGTTATTAATTGGACAAAAAGGCAAATTAGGCAACGCTTATATCCCGAACCCATTGGTCGGATATACCAGCGAACAATCATCCTCGTCAGAACGACCGTATGCTTCGTCGGGAGGCGGCGGGACTTTTTTCGTTAAACATTATAGTTTTCCTAATCCCGGTGATACAAACACTGTGAATATAATTGACAATTCCGCAAACATTATTGCTATTGCGGGTGGTGGCAGTGGCGGACCAACATATGCGGGTGAAGATTATAATTCGTTTAAAACAGTTGCGGATGGTAGTTATAATAGTGAGTTTGTTGGGTTGGATGGTAGCGGTATATCCACCGATGTGGACATTATATTAACAGGAGGAGAACTAACGACCCGGGCTCGTGGAGGAGTTATTGTCGACGAAAACGAAGCTGCTAGTGGAGGCGGAGGCGGAGGCGGCTATGGAGTGGACGGTGGTCTGGCGGGTTATAATACTCAGCACAGCACATTTAATG